AGGTACTGGGTGATTTATAGTTCAAGATATAACCGTTTTTAATTATTTCTACAGTAAAGGTAAATCCGTCATATGTTTCGTTTGCTGATTCATCACTCATTCTCATCCATCCTTTTCAGTTCTTGTTCTAACCACCTGACCGTATTTGCAGGACAGTAGTTTCTTAAAACTTTTTCTCCAATTGTGCCTCTGAGTAGATTTAAAACTTGCTCTTGGGCGTGTGGTATTGAAGCCTTGAAACCATCCTTAAACTCTCTTTCGTGCGGATGGATTAGTGCCAACTCATCCATGATCTTTTTTAGGTTTTGGTTCATTTCAAAAGACCCTTCATTTTTCCAATCGAGTACTGTAAATCTTGAATAATTTTTAAATACTCTTCATTATCAATCTTACATAAACTATCGACCAATTTTTCTGCTTTACAGGATAGTCCAAAAATCTCGTCATTAATTGCGTGTAATTTCTTTTCATAAGAAACCAATTGACCGATATATTCGCCCTTTTGTTCTTCTTTCATTGCTTCATCTCCTCTTCTGATTTATGCGCCCAGCATTTCACGCCTGTTTCTTCATCCTCGTAATACAGCACTGGTTCGCACCAGCAATGCTCTGATTCTTCGTGTTCTCTATTTAAGTTTTTATTCATTTTAAACTCTCCAAATAATCAAGCGTTATTTCTTCACCCGTAGTTCCGTATTGGCTTAACCAGATAGGTGCATGCCTTGTCATGGTGTATTCACCACCTTTATAGCCTGTAAATGTTTTGCCAATGCAGTCTTTTGCAATTTTTAAAAGCTCTCCAACCGATATATCTTCGCATGGCTCAAATGCTAATTCGTCATAATATCCTCGATATGAGTGCGGTTCGTTAAATGCTTCTTTAAGCACCTCGTTTTGATCTTTCTTTTGAGATAAAAAATTAATCAGCTCACCAAGTGTTGCTTGATTAGAATTTTTAAATTCTTTATTTCTTTCTGCGTTTACCGAATCTTTTATTAATTTTACAAATAGTTCATTACTCATCTTCCAACTCATCCTCTATCTTTTTACTCCACCCAATAGCCTTACAGTCAGGGCATCCAAGACATCCTGCATCTTTGCAGTCTTGCTTATACTTTTCTTCGAGCTTTAAAATGTACTCAAGCTCTGGTGAGATTTTTTGCGGTTTTAATTTGTTGGTCATTTTATTCTTCTTTCCCAATTAAAATTTCAAGAAACCTATCTGCTGCCATATTTGAGATTTTGTGTATTCCTTCGTGCTTATAGTTTGCAGCGTATTCATCTTGAAAAGCCATTGCAATGTTACACATCCAAGAATGATAATACCCTTTATCGTTTTTTAATTCTTTTCTTAGGTGGTCTACCGCTTCTTTTGTGGTCATCATTTACCCTCCTCTAGGATTGATTCGATTTCTTTTTCTAAATGACAGCGAACACAGTCGTGCAAACAAGTTCTAATGCCTTTTTCCCATTTTAATGGTCTATGGCGAACACATTTTAATACCCTATTCACGATCTTCAGCAGCGTTTCTGGTGAGTGATAATAGTTATGATCGCTATCTTCATCTGAATCTATGAACTTAGCTTCCATTGCCAACTCAGCCAACCGCTTGCCTTCTATTAGTTGTTTTTTAAATTCTGTTCCCATTTATTTATTCTCCCATAAAAAGAAAGGATTGTCAAGAAAAACTTTCTCAACAATCCTTTGTGATTTATATGTTATGTGTTTATGGTTCCCTTCAGCTCTATACGGCAGAAACACCTTGTTATTGATCATCCTTGTATAGATTAAGATGGGGTGCTATTCCCACTTAAACACATTAGGGCAGCAACTATTTTATAAATTCAGAAATAACTTGTACCAAACTATTATCAAATCCTACTGTACGCAGTACATTTGGATCATTCTCTGGCAAGCTTGTATATGAATTACTCACCATCGCTACTTCAATAACTTTAACATCCTTATTGATTTTCTTACGATACTCACTTAGTAAAGTAATACCATGCTTAGGTCCAGCCCATGTCTCATTGTCAGTCAAGATAATAATTGCATCGTACTTATTTCCTGTAGATAGTGCATGAGAGAATGCTACAGCACAGTCAGTTCCACCACCATGAAATGAGCATTTAGATGCTGATTCGATTGTGGTACGTTTGCCAATTGGAATATCAACCTTATGAGTACTAAACCCAATGATTTCACATAGCGGTTCAACCTTAGCCATTGTTACTGCTAATACTGCACCAAGTTGTGAGGCAGTCATATTAGTTTTAGTAACCATACTGTTCATACTACCAGATACATCTAGTGCAACCAAAATACTTTTACCAGTAGGAATAACATTGTGAATGGCATGATAGCATGCTTCATTTAATGCATCAACGATGTTCTGATTTACATTCCAATTATTATCCCATTTATCACCTCGACCAGAAGCATAGGTACGAGTAGTATTAATCAAATTTACTGGATGAATACCACTATTAATAATATGGTGTTTTTCAAGTTTACTTAAAATCTTCTTAGTAGTGTTACTTAAACCGTTTGTAAGTCCAGCTTTAGCGAATCGGTTAAGATTTCTAAGCATTGCAGTAGTTGGCATATTTTCAAGCAAAGCTTCTAATACTTTAGGCTCATTTAAAAATTGAGTAGGAATCATTTCCCAAGTAAGGCCAGCCTTTTGAATCCACCAAACTGTTGTATTAATATCGTTATTTTTCTTTACTTCTTCAAATCCATAAATTAAATTAATTCCTAAATTTCCTTCAAATTTATCTACTGCATATTGAAATAAAGTATTCTGAGTTGTTGTTAAGGCTTTTGGATGAGCAAGTCGTAGTACATCTTTATGAGTAAATCCTGCACGATTGCGATATTTAACCAATTGATAAGCAAGTTTGTCATCAAGCTTAGATGTGTACCATTTTGCTACACCTTTACGAAGTCCAGAAGACCAACCACGAAGTTCATTTACTTGTGACACAAAAATGAATAGGTGTGTTGCGGTTTTGCATAAAGTTTGAATAGATTGGTAAGCACCATTTTTAACGCTAGGTGGGGCATATGTACATACTAGAGCAAGTACAAATAAAGCTGGATCAATCTTAGGTGCTTTATTTTCTGTAATAAATGAACGTACTGTATCTAATACTTGTGTTGCACAAGCTGGGGAAGATTTAATATATTCAATAATACTACGAGCATTATCTTCTGTAAGAGTTTGTTTGTCAGCGTAGTATGTATTTTCTTCGCTACCGAGAAGTAAAAATCTTTCTAAATTTTGTTGAAAGTTTGTTTTAAATACATAACCTCCAGCATTGTTTTTTACCATATTAGGATGGTTTGCTAGTGGCTTAGTTTGTGGCGTATTGTTTAATGCTGCTGCGTAGTTCATGTTTTCTCCTTTGTTAAAAAAATAATCTGATAAAAACTATAATCGGATGTGGATTAACCACAATGGCAATTGCTCTACCAACTGAGCTATAAGGTCATTAAAGACCCTACCCAGAATTGAACTGGGGACACATAGCGATAACCAATCATAAACGACCAGATTAAAAATTGTTTAGATAAAAGTAGCAATCGGGTTTTAGTGCTTTACCATTAAGCTACCGAATTTTCATTCAGGTGGGTATCGAAGCCCACAACCCTATCTTAGCAAGATAACCAATCGCAAACGACCTAAACATAATACTAAAATTTTTTGGGCCTATTAGACTGTTCATGACCAGCTAATCACATTGTTATGCGCTTTAGCAACCCAAAGTTTAAAGTTTGGGTTGAGATAAACTTATTAACAATCGGTGTTATAATCCAAATTTATAACCGAAAGTAATTCGACCTCAACCTTCTTATTCATTATCTCACAACATTACTGTTATGTCAACACTTATTTCTTTGAAGTTGTTGTTTTTTTAGCTGTAGTCTTTTTTGCTGTTTTTTTCTTAGTTGTTACTTTTTTAGCCATGATACATATTCCTTTCTTTATTTAATTGGGCAGACACCTGAAACACATTCAGCACTGTCCAAAATATCTGATTCATTTACTTCCACTTTAGTAATAGGTTTTACCTTGCTTACCATCTCTTCATACTTTTCCTTTGTAATTTCTTCCAAAGGTGCTTGATCAAATCCATGATCATTATGAAGTAGAAAACTTACGCTTTTAATGTTATCATTATAATTATTTAAAAGCCAGCTTTTTATTGCATCTAACTCTTCTTTTTTATAATAAATAGTACAGCTTACTGCATTATCTGACCAATTAGTTTGTAATTCTTTAATTACTTCAAGCTGATCAATGGCTGTCATTTGTCCGGCAAGTTTAGTATGTGGTGGGAATTTACAAGGGAATGATACGATTACAGTGTTGTTGTCTTGGCTGCCATCAAAATTTCTTTGGTACTCCACTTCATATCCGTGTACCCTGCATAGGTTTACTAGGCTGCTGTTTGCTGCCATACGAATACGACGAATGTAATACTGAGAATATCCGGGGTGTGCTCCGGGGGTTACACCTGCAAGTAGACTTAGTGTGCCACTAGGCTTTACTGTTGTAAGCTTTACCGATATAGGCCATCCTTTTAATTTACTATACTCAACATCATACGCTCTCAATGCTTCATACTCGTCTTTAAGCCAAGACTTTTGTTCGTCAGTAGCTTGTAAGTATCCTGTTACACCAATGCCCATACGCATATTAGCATGTACAATATCATTAGTTTCGGGATGGTGACATTCGAGTGCAAGGGAGTGTTTACAAATACGGTATAAATATGTTACTACTTTATGTAACTCTTCTCTCGATGCAATGTTTGGTAAAAATACTTCTGCTAAACAACAAGTTTCTTTGTCAGCTAGTGATTGTTCCGCACAAGGGTTATATCCAATTACATTAGGATCGGGATATTGTGTCTCACCAATACGTCCAATCTTTTTAGACAATGATAGGTTAATGAAACCATACGGCTCACCATTACCCATATATCCTTCCCATACTTGAGGTGGGGCATTGTGTATATTATTACAAGCAATACTATTATTTGACATTGCTCGCCAATTAGGAATGTTACCTAAATCCCAGCGTTTAGCACTCAAGTACTGAAGATCATCCATATCACCGATTGCAAGTTGTGCTGATCGTCTAACATTACCAGCTACTACAATATAGCCAATGATGTTCATAATGTCAAGGCAATCAATAGGACGTACTTTTTTACCAGCACGAGCATTTAGTACTTTTGAAATGTTTTCCATTCCCCAGCATAACTCTTCGGGGCCAGATGCCACGCCACCAAATCCCTTAATAAGAGTACCTTTACCACGAATACAAATAGTACTATAGGTAAATCCTTTTCCAGTAATAAAGTGTGAAGTAAGAGTTTTCTCAAGTAACTCTACCCAGCCTTGTCTAGTATCTGGTACAATGTAGTCGGCATCCTTTGTATCAAGTCGTACAATCTTTGCCTTCTTTACTTTAGGAAGTTCGTATACATACTCTCGTTGAATATTATACCCTACTCCACTGCCTAACATAAGCATATCCATTGCCCAAGTAAATGGTCGAATAGGCTCGTTTACTAAAGTAGTGGCACAATTCTGTAGACTTGCTAGTCCAAGTGTATCAACGGTTTTAGTACCGAGTTGCCACCAAAATCGTCCGGCAACACTACCTTTAAGTTGTAAGAATAATGATTTTACTTCTTGTTCTTCTTGATCAGTAAATCCAATTCTAAGTTGTTTGTCACAAGCCTTAATGATACGATCTACTGTATCTGTAAACTCTTCTGTAACTTCACTGTTTTCTTTAAGTCGTCGGGCATAAGTTCTCTTAAAGGTGATAAATCCTGCCTCACCCCACGGTGTAACTATTTCATTTTGTTCTGTCATTTGTTGTCTTTCTAAATATTAATTACTTCCAAACTCATCATTAAGTTCTACAAATTCTTCTTGTGCCGCTTCTTCTAGTTCGCCAAGTGCTTCAATATGTTTTGTTCCTAATGGTTTTAGTGACTCTGGTTGTTTAGGACGAGATGCCATAAATTGTTTGATTTGATCAAGTGCATCTTGTAAATCTTCTACATTTACTGACATCTTATTTGTCGGAACACTAAACTCAATAATAACATTATCATTACTAGTAGTTTTAATACTCATTACATCATAGTCACCAGATTGTCTGTCGTCTACCGATACAATAAGATTTTGTCTTGTTTTATTAATCATATTAATAATCTCTTTTATCTTTCTTTGTTGGTTTAAACGGTGTAAGATTTAGATTCATATCTTTTTTGATACGATTTCTAGCGTCAATCAATCTCATCTCTTCACATTCACTGACCGATGATAGTAAAATTGTTTTTTCTGGTGAAATGAAGTGATAATAATTCAATGGTTGTTTTTCAAAATCATCAATTTGAAATAGTTCACACTTTGTTTGTGATAATCTATTCTTACAAATACTCATAGCCTTATCTACTTCACTAACAGTATTAAAGTAAATGGTTTTCTTTTCTAAAATACGATAACTCTTAAAAGCAATCCCATTGTAATTATGGTTATATGCTCGAACACATTCAGATGCATTCGCATACTGACTAATAAAAAATCCTAACAACATAATCAATAATTTCATAAATTAAAACTTCCTTCCATGCGTTAAACAAAATGCAGTAAACCAAAAAATAAAAACAAACAAAAAAAATGCAATTGGAATCCAAATGGGAGAGAAAATCCAAAACCACGACCAATTAATAAATCCCATAACCTTGGCGAAGAAAAATGCCAAGAATATCAACACTCTACCACTAAGTACCCGTACATTAACACTCACAAAAACCTTCTTTCTAAACTATTATAAACACATTCATATACATCCAAAGCTAAATAACTACCACTTGTCATTGCAAAATTTACCGGAAGTTCTTTAAACTCGTGTGTGTTCTCTATATAGTACCACATTGTATTATAAAAGTCAATCTTTTTTTGTTTGTTATATATTCTCTGACCTACATAATCCATGTGTGCCTGTAATGACTGTCTTAATAGATTACCTAAATCAATCATCTGTGATACTCAACTAATCCAATAAGTATTGTAACGAAAGCACCTACAAAATATCCTATCCAAAAATCACTCATAATTTAATCTCCATTTTAGTCCACCTTGACCAAAGTTTTTTAAATATATTTTTAGCATTTGTGTCAGAACATTTTTTACAAATGTCATAACTTATTGAGTAAGCTTTTTCTGGGTATCCAAAAGCAAGCCATACTTTTTGCCACCCCTTTGGGCACTTAATATTTGGATTATTTGAGTGAATAATATCGTCACAAAAATCACAGGTAAATTTTTTATTTTCTTCAACCATAGTATTCTCTCAACGCTTCTCTGGCTTTTTTACCACCAATAAGTTTAATGTAACTACCATCTTTTGCTCTCAATTCTTCTAAATCTTCTGCCCTCAATGTATCGGATGGTGAGTGGGGAGTGATTACCCTAAACATACTTGTCATATATGTTCCCTCATTTCCATAATATTTTAATACATCTATTAATTTTTCTAGTCTGTTAATTTCTTCTCGCTGAAGTTCAACCAACTCTTCCATAAATGGTTGTGAGTGTTTCATTATGTCATAAGACTTCGTTCCCTTACGACTAATTGTTTTCCATCCTAATAGTTTTAATAGTATTTTCATATTATTTCGGTAAAGCTTCCATATTTAAATCCATATTTACCCTAACATAATTCCAAGCATCTTCCATTCTAAACACATTACATCTATAGTATGAGAAAAATCTTTTGTGCATTCCCCCAAGAGCTATAAAATCATATATAGAAACATTTCCATGAAATTGGGCGCATTGAGTCCATTGCAATCTTTCATCACATAAACTCTTCGCCTCATCCACCTTTTTTGGTACTAAGAAATATATCGAAAACTTTTCAATCGGTTCATTCATAGCATCTTCAAATGTTATACCATAGTATATCTTATTGTCAATAAGTTTTTTGTCCTTGCCACACTTATTGGCATGGGCTATAGACATACTAAATAATAACAGTATTGATAGCAGTAAGTATTTCATACACTCATTAACCCAAGTAGACTGAAAGTAATACCCAACATAGGCCAAAATAATTGTGAAGGCTTGTAATTATCCCTGACAAATATTAATAAAAAAACTAAATTAAATACCAAAAGTATACAATTCAATAAAACCATTTTCTTAATCTCCAATAGCAATTAACATACAAATCATAAAAACTATAATAATAGTAACACCCATTCCAATACTCATTTTCTTAACTCCTTTAAACATTCAGCACGTTCGTACCTTACGCCTCTGTTAATATGTACATTACATTTACTATCTAACCATAACAATGGTGCTGTGTCAAGTTTTTCTTCTACAATTGTTTTATTTTTACTATTAAAATACATACTTGAGATACCAAACGCAAGTATAAAAGATATAGTACCAAAAAATACTCCTCTATCCATGTTTATTCTCCTTTGATTTGTTCTAATGCTCGTATTGCCATGTCATTGTACCTAATTTATTTGTTTTCATGGTTATCAATTTCCCTTTGAATAAACCAAATAGCTTTCTTATACTCTTGTACAATACTATCTTTTTTTCCAGCTCTTAGCAGGTATTTTACTGCGCTACCAATAGCAAAGTTTAACTCATAAGCTTCAATAATATCAATAACTTCCATACCATTTTTGCCTTTGTAATGGTCTGGATGATTAACCATATCCTTTTCTGATTTAATAAGATGGTCGTTTTGATCAATTTCTTTAAAGTATTTTTGCATATATCCACCAAATACTTCCTCTACTCCATTGTTATTTTTAATCATACCATCTACTACATTGTAATTTATACCCTTAGTAAACCACAGATCAAGTAAATTATCAGTGCCTAAACTATGAATACACATAAATTTTCCGTTAATATCTGAACTCATTGTAGTATCTCTTTGTTTGGTATAACAATGTTCTTACCCTTCAAGTCTACTTCATCCTTTTCAGAGATTCTAACATCTAAGCATAGCTGAATAAACTCTAGTGTACTTAATCCTGCATCGTTACCTTCCTCTAAGATACTGTTACCAATATCAATAAGTTCTCTAAATTCCGCTTCAATTTCATTAGGCTGTAATCGCATAGTATAACTCCTCCAATTTTTCTTCTAAACTATCATATACTTCATCGTATGACAAGCCTAATTTTGAAGCACATGATAAACATACGCTTCTAATAAGACTATCCATTGACTGATGACTAATCTCTTCATGAAATTCTTCATCATTTGCTTCTAACATATCAATCTCTACATCATTCATTAACATAATCTCGTCAATGATATTTTCAAACTGATCAAAAAACCATTCGGCAATCTTATGCTTGTTCATTTGCTTCTCTTAGTATTGCTGAAATGTCTTCTACTAAATCGTTATTATCGCTTAATATCTTAACTACTTTAGGTTTTATAGGTGTATTTCTTCTTTCATTCTTAAATGAAAATCCCCACTCTTTTAGTCTTTTCTTAATCATTCGATGAAGTGTATGCCTTGTATTAGCAGTACCAATTGCCATTAAACCTTGTCTTTCTTCTCCCTCAATCCTACCGATTGAAAAACTAAGCTTATCAGCACTCAATCTAATGTTATGCTTTGCTCCATTTATAATGAATGTTTCTGTCGAAACAAAACTACCATCTGCTTCTTTTTTATACCTTATTCTACTAATCATGTTGATATTCCTTTAATAGTATTCTTACTGTACATGGTTTATAAATAACTCTTGCTATTTCACTTGTCATAATAGTTGTATGATACATATTAGTTTTATCCATAACACTAAATGTACCACAACCCATTGATTCTAGTGATTCTTTTGCTGGATTATAGGACTCAATTGTTTTATTAGATGTTTCTATTGAAAAATTTGTTACATACTCATAGTCTGATACAATCAATCCACCCGTTTTTAGTATGATCTGTAACTCTGTTTTATAGATTGCCTCAAGGTATTGTTTTGTTTCCCGTACCACCGCCCCACTTGCGGGGGCTACACCAGTAATGGAAGAAGAAAACAACTTCTTAAACCAATTGATAATAATCATCATATATACTATATACTCCTAAGTCCCGTAGCAAAAAGCGAAGGGACGGTTGTTACTCAAATTTTATAAAAGTGTTTTAACAAGAGGATAAATTTACTCTATATAGCATTAACTTTATAAAATTGCTATACTCAAGTCTTTATCAAATGGGTTACTAGTTATAGTTTCGCCCAAGTGAATCGGTATTAAACATACCTATGCTCTTGCTTCGGTAACATAGTTTTGTATTGTCTATGTTAATTACTTTCTAAGAATGGCCTTACGCTTTGTTACTTCTGGATTTCGACAACAAAGTCCACGTTCATCGCTTAAAGATGTTATCCCCGTGTCTCTATAGGCTTAAAATACAATTGCCTTTTTTACGTTCCTATTCTTAGTTCGCCGTAGCCAATGTTACTTGGCTTTTCATTAGTCTATCATAATAACAACAAGCTGTCAATTATTATTTTCTTTTTGTTTGAACTCTATCTTATCATCAGTATTAGTTAATAATTCCAATGATTTACTTATCTGCTCTTTTGGTATCCCATAGTTCCAATGGCCGTATGCTACGCATTCAGCCTTGCCACCAGTAAATAATACCTTCATAGCATCAACATCACCATAACACCACCGATAATTATTGTCAACCGATTTTAATAGGTAGAGCATATTAGTATGTTAGTTGATCTAATACGTCAACTGATTCCAATATGTTATTGTATGCTGTGTGAATAATGATGTCATTGGTACGCTCATCAATTTCCTCAATGTCCTCACAATCGTATTCAATATCCTCAACCGTATTATACTCCGGGTTATATAGTCCCGTTGCAAAAATATTCTTCCCGTCAATTTCAAACTCTACTGTTTTGATTATCATATTTGCACCCTTCCGTTTAGTCCATTAAAAAAGCTAGTATCACTAAAAATAAAATGAATGTTAAAATAACCTACTCCCACCTTTTGTGTGTTATTACATATACTGTATCCGTTGGATTGTTAAAAAATTCCATAGGCTGCAATGGCTCTGCGTCAAAGTTATGGTATTTCATTCCATTGTTCACCACAAGCCATGTACCTTCCAGATAGTTAATCCATTGCCCTACCAATAAAACGTGCCTATAAGTGATCGGAGGTATCTTATAAGACCGATCTTGAGTAAGTCGATTGATTGTTATCTCTGTCACCTTATAACCACGTTCTTTTAAAAAGCTAGTAATGGCTCTGTCAGACCAATACTTAGCCGTTCGGGGTAAATACTTATCCACATATACCGGACTATATCCAGTGAGCATAGATAATGCTGCCGTACCGCACCCACCCCTGTACGGGGCTACCTGATACTTTCTTAGGTTACTAATAACAAAGTTATCTTGATTTAACCTTCTTATCCATAGAGTATCCTTTAGTTTTTTATTTTCTTTCCCTATTCTCATTGTTTATCCTCATCTGTTTAAGAATATTTATAGCTAAGCTTTCTCCTATATCCTTCTTTCTTGGTACAGTAATACTATACTGACCATTGGAAAATACCCAATGCTTGTTTGCCCTGACAATTACATAACCGCCTTGCTCAAGTGCTCTCTTTATATCCCTGTATTTCATGACTCATTCTCATTTTCTGATAATAAAATATTAATACACTCCCACCCAAATTCAATTGAACGATCTCTTAAATTGTCTTCAATCTCTTCTAAAAAATCAATGCACTGCTCATCTGTCCAATTAGGTTTAAGGCATTTAATATCATCAACTCCCCAAGTAATGCTTACTGTATGTTCTTTCATGCTATAACTCCTTTAATAATTCTTTTAAATTAACTATTCTATTTTCTATTAAAACTTGTACCGATGGTATTCTATTTGAATATGACTCTTCATTAGTAATTCTTTCATACTCATTGATTGACATATTTAATGAAGTTGTAATCAACTCAAGTTCTTCTTTTGTTAGGTTAATTGAATATCTTTTCATTGATTAGACTCTCCTTTGTTACTCCATGCTGTAAACCCACCACTAGGCAAGTTCCATTGTGTAATACGACTATAAGTATTGTTTGTTGCAATTGACTTTACTTGCGTACATACCAGACCGGACAATGCCATAGCACAATAGCTTGTAGACTTCATTGTACATGGCTCTGCTACTGCCTGATCATCGGTGTATAGAGTCTTTTCATAGGTAGCAATATCCTTTGCATCGTTCGGATTAATAACGTATAGCAAGGCACTCTCTGCACCCATACGGGGGTCGATAAACATCTTAACAAAACCATTATTCTTTACTGACTCCCAAATTAATTTTCTGGTAGCCATACTATCCACTGCACTAATAACAATATCACTTGTTAAAATACCACCATAAAATTGTCCATGAACCTGAATATCATGTCCAGTAAAGTCATTAATAATATTTTGCAGTGCTAATACCTTTGCATTACCAACATCCTTTTTTCGGTATAGTTGACTGTTCATATTTACAGTATCCACAGTATCAAAATCATATACTGTAGTATTTAAGAATCCCATTTTCGTGAGCGATAAGGCAGTCCATCCACCGATTGCACCTGCGCCAATAATGGTAATTGATCGGTCGAGTGATTCCATTGGAAGCAATCCCAATTGTCTAGTGTATTCTTCATTTTTGAATTGTGTCATTTGCTTTCTCCTTTAGTTTAATTTTATTACTCGGGTACATTTTATTATAGGCATCAATGTAAGGTTTTTTCAATCCTTTGTTTATCTCAATATCGTTTAATTTAAGATTTTCAATGCGTCTACATATTCCCGCCAATACACTTTTCGCTGTACTACTAGTCTCTTGTTCAAGCATTAACTCCTTCAATGAATCTAATTCAGGCTTAACAGCGTATATTTTTGCTTCAATATTTGTCATACCAGAATCATCAAAGTCAAAAGACTGATTAGGAATATCACTCCCATCATTCCTAATACTGGAATAAGTTTTGTATTGATTGTACCATTCTGCATTAGACTGTTCAATGACTGGATAAGACTTCGTTTTGCACTTCTCGTCAAAATCCTTATTCCATTCATCAATAGTCGATTGTGGTATACTACTATCAATCAATATTGTTTCCAAGTCATTTAAGAATGTCTCTGGGAATATCTCATCGGCCTTTCTGTAAAAGGCTGATAACATCTCTCGTCGTTTATTGAATACAGTAGCGACAACAAAACCCTGATCGCCTATTTGTCTAATGGTATCCAAGTCTGTAACTGACCAGAATACATCCATATTTACATGACTATGCCACCAAAAATTTAAATGGCCTTCATCATTCCTTAGCTCATACATTGCCTTAGCAATGCTTGCACCATCTAACTCTGTACTACTGCCTGTATTTTCTTGTTTAATTAAAATAGCTGAAGTAATTTTGATTACCTTAGTATCTTTATCAATAGTGAGTTTACCTAAACCCGATACTTCAACCGTTGACTTATCAATCCAGTGCATGATTTTTTGATACACTAGATTGTCAATGCTAACAGTATAGTTTTTTAACATAGCTTTGTTATAATTTTCCATGTCTTATCCTTTCTTAGAATGGTAAATGAGAATCTTCACTAATTACACGATTGTTTTCATTAGTTTGTGCAACCTTTTCTTGCTCTGCTTTGAATGAATGCAATGATCTATATGGAGTTGTTTCATCGCTATATGTTACTAGCAATGCTGCCAATAGTATCAATGAGCCTTTAATATCTAAGCTTGCTAGTTTAGACGCTGCCTCATCCGATACATTACCCCAACAAATTGATCCACTATTACTAACGTAAGGATGATAGATTCCATCAGAAATAGTATTGTTCATATGGGTATATATTTTCATATCCATATTAGTTAAATTTAATTTAATTTTAAACTTTCCTAAATTGACTTTTAAATTCAACCCAGCACTAGGTTTAATAAGGGAATTAATTACATCGTTCTTAGTGACAAAAGTAATTACATTGTTTTCAAAACTAAGTACATCGTAAAAATTACCCTTTAATACTTCTTTCAAGTCTGCCATAACTTTATCGGTGTAGTTAACATTATCTAATTTTAGTAACTCTCTTTTTTTAGTCACTATATTTCTAAGATAATTATTGACATTGTTAAGTGCATAGTTCAAATTATTTTGTTCATTATTAATTTGACGGTTTAAAGTTTTCTTTCTTTCTTCTCGCTCTGTTCTATAGGAATTTTCCATAGACGTTTTGATAGAATTTTCCAATTGGTCAAACATAAGGTTAGGTTCTGCCTTATGTTTTTCTGCTTCTTTAAAAAAGATAGCATTAATATCTTTCTTTACCTTGATTAATTCGAGTGATTGCTTTTTATTTTGTGGGTCTTTAAATAGGGTATCAATATCCCATAAGCTAATGTTTTGTTGACTTGTCTCTGCTAAATGCATAATGTATTTTACAATTGCTAGGTTAGCATCTTTTTGTTCATTTGTTTGTCGGATAAACACCGACTTTTGATTGAGCATTAACTCTGTAATATTCATTTTTTATTTTCCTTTGTTGTTATGGGATGAGGCACTATTACCCCATCCCGTATTGTTTTGTATATTAGATTATACTCTTAAAGAGTACCGCCTTTAACCGCTGGGGCAATGGTAACATAGTCGCCTGTACACAATTGAAATTCTGGTGATTCTGGCTCACCATTTACTGAACAAGCATAGCTTCCAGACAATTCCAATTGGTTCAATACATCTTGAACTGTTTCCACTTGATCTACTACTACTTTTTCGCCACCCAATACTTGAGCAATTACGTTATCTACTTTGTTTGACATTTTCTATTTTCCTTCTTTGTTATTTTGGCATCATGCCATGTTATTATTGTACTACTTCCATTTATTACTGCCTTGTTATATCCTTACATAGTTATTTATTTTATGCAAGAAAATTCTTTTATTATTTAATTTCTTTAAATGGGCCATTTATAGCTATTTTGTCATTATTTGGATATAATTTGTAAATTTCTTCCTTAGTATAAAGATTAAGAATAGTTTCAAAATGTTTATCAAATTTAACTCCCCATTGATACGTTTCCACAACATTAACTTCTTTAAATAATTCCCAATTCTCTCCATCAAAATCACTACTACCAAATTCAAGTGGAGAAGATTGGGACACAAAAATGTGCGACATCCAGTGTTTACGTCTTATTTTTTTACCCTTTTTATAATGTTTTAACGCTTCTTCAAATGTCATCATATTACCATCCTTTACTTTTGTAATAAATCTTTATTTTATTAAAGAACCCATTCGATTGTTCTTGTCTTAATAATTCTGCACACCTTCTTAACATTCTGGCCCTAGTTTGTTGGTTTTCTGAATCAAAAGGACTACCAAACCACACACACTTCATAGGTAAATGCGCTGGCCTAAATCTTTCTGCAAAATAATATAAATATTTTTTACATCTTCCTTCTGTATGAAATAAAAAAAGCGATCTTCTTATAGCAATACAACAAAATTCATGTTCCCTTTCAACTAATTCTGCTGCTTTTTCAAATACTTTTGGGTTTAATCTCATATTATTATCCTTTCAGTGCATTGTCAATGTTTTCTTTTATAATATTTAACAATTGTTTTTTGGTGTATATATTTGTGAATAGTAGGGTATCGGTAATGCTATACTCATCGGTACTAAGATTAATTGATATACGTTTAGCGTTCTTTTCTCTTGCCATATCATATACCAATTTTAGTATCATTGTATCTAAGCTACAAAATCCCTTGCTATTCCCCATATAATAGTGCCTCACTTGTATGATCGCTATATCGTTTAGTACATTCAATACAGTATCTTGTATACCCTATTGATAACTTATTGTTACATCTTTTGCAAGCTTTATTTTCAATATTCCAATTCTTTTTTTCAAGCTTGTTAAAACTTTGCTCATCGGTAGGGTTTAAATGGTGTTTTTTTAAATCATTAGTATGCTTTTCATACCATTGACTAGCCTCAATCTCGTCTAAACTCAATCTTTTATTCATACTTGTCTAACCTTTCTTGATTATAAATTACCATTAATTCTAACTGACCTTGTTTACAATTATATTTATTTGATAGCTCTATAAATGCGTGGTTAGCCGCATTGAGTTTAGTAAAATAGCTACCATTCCTAACAATCCCTAATCCTTTTAATAATAAACCAGCATCACCGTTAAATGTGTGCTGGCATTTTCTCATTGCCCGATCAATAATATACTGAGGTGCGTTTTCAATATGCCATTCAATTTGTTTTTTCATTTTTTTCTTCTTCCATTTCTTTGTACCTATTATCAATATATTTATCTGAATAATCTCGCATATATTCAATCTCTGAATCAATAAAAGATTCTATTAATTCAGATAATGACATTTTTTCAGCATAATATCTAGCAATTTTTTTAATTTTTTCCTCTCTATCCATGTTTCTCACTTTCTTTTAGTAGTTTGATCGCCTCATTTTCCAATTCTAACGCTTGTTCTAATAGTATGACTGCCCGTGACTTGTATCTTTCTTTTTGATACTCGCTTCTAATGCTTTCTAACTGTTCTTTTAAATATTTCCAGTCTTCATTATTAATCGGACCATGACAACTATAATAGTTTTGTTTTAGTGAATCAATTAAAATATTACATTGATTTAAAGTTAACCCGTTTAGTTTATTATTCATATTTTATCCTTTATTTTCTATTTCATTGATTAATCTATATGCTCGCCTACTATCATTATATTTCATACCAGTATTTTTATTGAATAACTCATAGTCACCAATAAATTCCCGACTAATTTGATTGTATGTCGAAATACCTACTGCAATTTTATCGTCAACGAAAATAATTTTATAGTGTTTTTTACACCATGAGTCACTTTCTTGTCTATAAATTTTGTTTAGTTCTATCTTTATGCCATGCTCTTTTATCCACTGCAATTCTTTCTCTCTACGCTCTACATAATCGTTATATTGGCTCATTTGTATTCTGCTCACTCTCTTTTTTACCTTGTTTAAAACTATCCATTGTATTGTTAACACTTTCAAGACAATCTAAAAATTCTCTTAATACCTTTATACTATCCCGATTTAAATTGAATAGTCCAGTAGTATTATGATTATTATCAGTAATAGCAATTGATAGGGTATCATTCAAGTTTAACTTTTCAAATTTTGCTCTGTAATAGTACATATTATCCTTTCATTGCATTGTCAATTGCTTCTCTCGGTGTTTGTCCAGAAAGGAATTGATTAATACTGATACCATTTACTCCATAGAACTTTAATGTCCCATCATCCCAATTAATTCTGTATACATATGCCTCATTTTCAACCATCCAATTTAATCTATCAGTATCCGTTATTACCTTTTCAATGTCAAATTTTTTATACATATTATCCTTTCTAAGCATTTATTGTTATGTTAGTGATAGGACTATCGTGGTAAACAGGGCTAGACCATGACCCATCTATTAACCTCTCAATTTTACTGATAATATTAAGATAATCAACAATTTTTCCAACTCTTTCTGATAATAGTCTTTTGTGGCTTCGTGGGTTGTTGATCTCAGCTTGTTTGATTTTAATTAAAGTTCTATAATATTCAATGGCTCTATCAAGATCTTGCAACCCTCTCGGTGCTTCAAATTCAAAAATATTAGGGTCATAGCCAAAATGTCTCCGCATTTTACTAATATGTTTTACAGTAGTAGCACTATAATTGTATGTATTTAAACAACGAATACCATTGATTACTTTATAAATTTGATACCAGTTATATGATAAAGCAATCTTAGTAACTGGATTGTATACAAGATTACTTGCTTTGTATAGATTAAGTCTTCGGTAAAATTTTAAAGATGATTGCATATGTTAATTTCTTTCTGCTCAATAGAGCGTTATTTTTAAAGCTTGTTCCTGTTTTAAAAATCAGTCAAGGGTTATTTTTTAATTATATGATAAAAATTATCAATCTCGTTTTTTATGATCTCAATTTCTTTACTTGTTAGTTTCATAATATTGTTTAGCCTTTCTTTCTGGTCATTAGTATTATAATACTATTGATTGTCAATCGAATAAAATAAAAGAATGCAAAAAATATTACTGATAAGCATACCCATAAGATAAACGGATTTAAAAAGTCTAGTATTGTGTGATAAGTTGATAAATTCATGTCATTCACCTAATCCTTCTGGGAATTTATATCCCCTTAGTTTTTTTGCAGTATCCATGCAATCTCTGTAAATGTCAAGTGCTTTGATACTATCATTATCATACCCAAAATTGTCACAAAAATCATCGAAGCTCATTGACCCAGCTTCACAATCTGACTTGAGACATTCTAAGACATCGGATTCAGTTGGTTTTCTACGGTAAACAGTATTTCTTATCATTTGATCATGAGTAATTAACCGATTAAACCTTGTATTTTCTTTCATTATATGCTGAGAATCCGCTATATCTAACCGAGCATATTTGTCCATATCTTCTTGTTTTGGTTTAGATAAACTGACCCATCCGATGCCAGTAAAATAGTCAAACTTATGACCATTCAATTTTACATGGTAATTAAATTGATTGTTATATAGTCCTAAAAAAATGATGTCCATTATATTTTCCTTTCTAAGAAAATTGTCTTAATAATAGTGGTTTATTGAGTGAAGGCGCAATAAGTCTCTTTTTATATCCGTTGCCAATATTTATACAATCAAAATACATTATAGCTTGAGCTAAATTGCCCTCAATTGAATATCTTGTTTTATATCCCGATTTTCCCCTGCCTATTTGTACTAAAAATTGAGTAGTGGAGTGATAAGCAATTTTTTTACCGTTTAATTCCTTTTCAATAATCGTATTCGGTGGCAGTTCTTCCATATAGAAAGGGTTTAGAATTCGCTTCCATGCACCATTGACCCATTTAATTAAGTATTTTTCTTTAGTGTTTTCCATATCATGTCCTTTCATTGATTGCATCATCTAAATCTGTTAATATTGATTTTTTTAATAGTGCCACTTCTTTAGTTGTATATTGACATCTTAACACCCTTGCACCGATATAATTAGCTAAACAATCGGTAATAAAAGACATACCTTGTCGATCAAGTATATCTTTCACTGTTTCAGAGTCTTTTTTGACGTTAGCATTGTCACCATATTTATTTATAATACTTGAGACATATTCACTCATAATTCCTTCTTTCTTTTTGTCTGATTTTAAAAAACTGCCAATAGCTCATTCTATGGATTGTATCCGGCCCATCCCCTGAATGCCCTAAATTCTTATCCTTTTTCATAGTCCAGTAATTCCAGTAAAAAGGATAATACCATTGACAAATTTGCCCGCCTGAGTCACAATCATGCAATCCGACTGCTAGGCAATATGGGAATAGTTTTCTCAATTTTGACAAGCTCCATTTGAATGGTTTTAATAAATCGGGTAAAATGTGAATATTACCTTTATTCCATTTAAACATGGTAATATTGTCATAATGTATAATTTTAAGCTTGCCTATGTAAATTAAGTGCATAGTATCGTCTTTTGCGCCCATTTTTCGGTATTTAATACCATTATATTTAAACATTAACAGTGATTCCTTTCCCATTGAGCATCCATGTCCCAATTTCTTTGTTCTTGCATTTGAGCATAATATTCCCGCATTAATCTGGGATATTTTTTCTCCATCTCCTCAAAATTAATTTCATCTATTACATTGTTTCCGTTGCAATCTCGACAAGTGACATCATAGTCACCATTGAAATATGACTCTTCAAAGTCTGGATCATCTTGAAAGTCTTCAAAAGTTAAACCATTTCCGTCGATACTAGGGTTAACGTGACTGCCAGTCCCTTTACAAGTCGGGCACACTATTTTAGTTGATTTAACATTTAATGTAAGTAATTGACCTTTAAATGCTAGTTCTATTGTTTTTTTAGTCATTTTGTCTCCTCAAGGTATCTAAATGATCTTTTTGAGTCTTTTAGTACACCCTTTTCGCTTAGTGCTTCAATCCATGAGCTATCTAATTGAGCAATATGGTAAGGTATTCCATACTCTCTACTGTACTCAATCGGCATACAAGCACAATGCGTACTATCCAATATTTTAACCTTATATTGATATTTTCCGTCAATTAATACAAGATATTCATTTATATGTAACATTTTGTCCCTTTCATAACTCGTTATGAGCTATAGCAAGCCTACGATTTGAGATATTGTGTCCCAAGTCATAGGCTTAAATAGATCATATTGTGTGGTTATGATTCTAACTGTTCTCGATTAAATACATTGAAATAGGTCATTTTATTTTCAGTCTGGCCTTGAGCGTTAGTCTCAGGCTTAAAGAATTTTAGTCGGGTATATTTTTTATTTTCAGACTCTTTCACTCTATGGCCTAACTGAACCCATTGACGCATTGTAGCGTATTCCTTAGACTCGTATGGATTGAGTAGTAATGTCTCAGCATTACCGCCTTTATAAGTATTGCCTGTCATTGCATTATATGGTAGCATATTGTTTCACTTTCTTTTTTTGGTTAGCGTACATTAAAAATAATCGGTTACATTCATTATCATTTAATGGATTATCTAAATCAATAGACATTCCCATTAAAGGACAATCATTTACATGGTCAATCGAAAACACTGCGTGAAGTATCTCATGAAATACCACTGCACGAGACAATACTGCTCGTTCAGAGATAAATATGACATTTTTACCCATATAAGCCACGCCTAGAATATTTTCGTGATTATTTGTCACTCTCACTTCTATTCTGGGAAGATCAATGAGCTTTTTTGCCTCATATATAAATGACATCACTTGCCGTCTTAAATGATAAGTATTGTCATTCATTGCCTTGTTTTGCAATAACCTTGAGTTTATTTGTCTCATATTATCACTTTCTTATTCAACTTTAATAATTGAATATTCTAACCCACTGAGTAAAATTTACCCAATGGGCTAGGTATTAAATTTTTATAGTTGAAACCGTTGAATATTTGTCAGGTATTCAATCGGTGTCATTTAACGGGACTCGTTGGCTCACTGCCCTATTGCCTTGACTCCCTATATGATTAGTATCGGTCATTATTTTTAATCTGTAAACAATTATTTTCAAATGAATGCACTTTTTTTTGACAAATAGTCTCATGCTATTAAGTTATATAAATGGGATAAAAACTCCCTATTTCATAGGATTTAAAACTTGTCAAGGCAATAGGGCAGTGAGCCAACGAGTCCCGTTAAATGACACCGATTGAATACCTGACAAATATTCAACGGTTTCAACTATAAAAATTTAATACCTAGCCCATTGGG